AAAAATTAAAATTATACATTTCAGATAATTAACATTAGAATGTATTGTTGCTTTGAAATACTATTCTATATTTGCAAAGTCTACCGATCCTCACGGACAGGTAGACTTATAAGTATTAATTTTAAAAACGTAGTAAAGTTATGAAATCGAATGTTGTTTTACAATCAAAAGATCGAGTTTTGTTAGGAATGAACGTCTCTGTTATGTCTAAAGACGGTTATGTGTGTATAACAGACGCCGTTTCGGCCATGAATAAAAAGAGAAAAGAAAAAGGGCTAAAAGATAAAAAGGTTAATGACATAGTGGTTACAATGTCATTCAACGAAAGATGCTTCGAACTTGTCAATAAGCTGAGCGACAGGGATTTATTGAGGCGGAGAAATATCCACCTCAATGATAATGGGTTGATAATCAACAATATAATGGATCTATCAAAATTAGATCTTGCTTACAAAAAAGGCAAGGGTGTTAATCAGAGATGGTTTGTAAATCCCTATCTGTTTGTTATGATTGCATTAGAGATGGATCCAGAGATTTACGCAGAGGTTGTCATTTGGCTCACGGATGGCTTGATAGAAAACCGGAACGAAGCCGGTGATGCATACGTTAGGATGTGCAGCGCAATAAGCAGAATAGTTCCAAACAAGAATGACTTGAAAGACAATATAAAAAGAGTTGCTAAAGCTATTAATTTCATTGTTTTTAATAAACACGAAGATGGGATAAGGAACACTGCCAGTAAAGATGAGCTCAATGATATAATAGCCATAGAGAACGTCATAGCCTCTGTTGTTGATGACGGTTTTATTAAAGATTACAATTCCTTGATAAGCTACCTCGGAGATAAATGGAAAAGAAAATGGGGGAATCCTGTTCTTGCATTGAAATAGTACAAAAAAACACCCGGTCGTGGCTACATAGCTATGGCCGGGTATCCAATAAAAAGAATCACTGAACAATTTGACTTTTCTGATTGGAATCAAGATTCGGATTTTCATCAACAGGAATCTGTAGCCTGAATGCTACTTCCTTTATCGTCTCTGCCACTACGTACTCAATTAACTTAATAGGGCAGATAAATTCGTATTCCCATTCAGATTCGCACCCTTTAGGTGTAGGATCGCAAGCCATTAACTCCAGCGCCTTCTTTCTTCTTGTTGTGAAGAACTCTACGTTAATAAGCTCTATATGGAAATCCGGTATATAAATATAGTCGTTTTCTACATAATAAAAAGGACGACGTTCTTTAACGTATTTAGCATACGGTCTTTTTTGTTCATTGCGATACGACTTTATTTCAGCGAACTTAAAAAATATAGTGTTATCTACGTTAGTCACCTTAGTAATAGCCGGTCTAAGGGCAGAATAAAGAAGTCCTGGAAGCTTATGCTTTGACCGCATCAAAGTATTACATAACGCAAATTCGGCATCGCAGCAAACTATTTTATCAACTTCAATCATCTCCAGGCAAGTAACGTAAGTTAGGAGCCGGTGGTCACCAAGTAACGTCCCGTCATCCCACCTCTGTGCTGTATAAGATTCGGCTTTAGTTCTACCGATATTCAATATCCATCTCCGACTAACATGCGAATCTTTGTCAAGGGCATGAATACCGTTTACGACTCTTGATACAAATTCACCATTAGTGATCATGCTCCCCTCCTTTCTTTTGCTCTTGATTCTCTTGATTTAGCATTCAAGATCCTCATATAAATATCTCTTTCACTCATGCCGGATATGGTTTTTATAGCCTCATCCAACATAACTTTCGTATATAAAGGTTTAGGGAATCCCTTTATCTTAACCGGATCAGGAACCAACTTAGCCTTACGATATTCATAAAATCTTTTAGAAGTTACATTAAGATAAGAAACAGCCTCTTCTCCGGTATAGTACTTAGCCGGATTAGCAAGCTGCGTCCATGTCTCAAGATCGTTGGCTGTAAGATGATCGCATTCCCCGCTTAAAAACATCTCCTTTATCTTATCGCATACCGCCGCACCGCTTTTACGCAGCGTCTCTGTCAGAATTTCTTTCATTTTCAAAACATCCTGTTTTAAACCTTAAAACAATAGAGGCAATGATTATCAAAAGAGTAACAGCCATAACAGACCACACTACGATATTGTGTTCAATAGGCATCTCAATATTAACCGTAACCCATTCTACACAGATATTAAAAATCATACTATAGATCAATAACCTATGCCATATACAAAACCTGAACATTCTTGAAAAAGCCAAGAGAAATAGGTCCCATGATAGAAAATGACCTAATATCGGATACAGCCAATTAGTGATACTAAAAGGATAAAACTCATCAAAAATGCTGGCTAACATAATAACCTGCATCAACACAGGATAATACTTCACAAACGTCACACAGACATTCCTCTGTCCTTTGCTAATAAACTTGTTGCTCATAATATGTTGTTGTTATGTTATTAAAATGGGGAAGGCGATCAGCACCTTCCCCTGGTTTTCAATCACTTTTTAGTGCTCGTCTTCTTTCTTTTCATCTTACCGCCAACACTACCGCCTTGACGCATTTTGGGTTTGTCCTTTTTATCAACTTCCCCACCCTGACGAGCTTTCTTTTTACAAGCCATGATACTAAAAATTTAAAATTGAATGATGTGCAATATTAATCATTTTTATTCTAATAGACAATACTTAAAACACAATATTATAATCTAAAATATTCAAGGGGAGAGAACTAAATTCCCTCCCCTTGCTAATTATGCTGGATTAAGATCCATTTGAGAATAAGCGTATTTCAAAGTACCATTTTCATCACCACACTCAGCTCCATCTACGATAAAGTTGTAAGAAGCAGGAGATTCATTATATACATTGAAAACACCACCTTTCTTGGAGATATTTTGTTTTTCATACTGCCTAACAGTAGCGGTCTTATACACTTTGCCTTCGTAAGACACGTTTATAGTTCGTATATACCATGTAGTATATCCATTCTCATCTCCAGAATGAACATATCCGGCTAATATTCCTCCCTTAACGGCCCCGAAATACGAACAAGAGCTTCCGGATTGTCTTCTCTGGGTTGTTGCTCCGATGCTTATAGTAGCTCCAGATATCTCACGATAATTAGCATCCACCACCTTAATATCACAGGTGTAGATTCGGATATTTCCATTTTCATCACCAGTCCATTCGAATCCGGCAATACACTTACCGGCGCCAGGGTTATAAGAAACATTACCCCTCCTATATGTAGCCCAAGAGCCGTTTTTCAATGTAATATGCGCCGGAACAGGCTTAGCCTCTGCCTTGCCTTCTTGGTTGACTGTTATGTTAACAGTCTTCCCAGACTCATTTTGCTTCAATGTCACAGTGCCACTTCTGGAAGATGAAGAGCTGTTTGCGGATGAGATTATTACAAATGAATAATCATAACCTGGCAAAACAGGACAACTTACTCCTGATGGTTTTTCTGTAACTTCTGTAACCCAACTTGGTTTAGATGATACAGCGTATCCTATCTTACTTCCATTCTTTTTACTTTTTAATTGAATACATAAATATGAGTTATTTGCACCTCCATTTGCATCGGCATTCCAAGTGCTTTGGTTGGTACTAAATTCGTAAGTAACTGCAACATCTTGTGTGATGCTAAGAGTAACAGCCTTTCCAGATTCATTTTGAACAAAAACAATGTCACCAGATCTGGAAGAAGATGTTGTATTGGCAGATAATGTCACCACAGCCTTCATGCTTTCAGATGTCTGGTCTCTGTAATCAACAGAACACCAAGAAGGTTTCGATTTAACAGAATATCCTATATATGAATCATTCTTAGTACTTATGATAACTTCTTCAATATCCTGAGATTCTCCAGTTACAGACCTTGACTTGCTCGTTCTTCCATCATGGAACTGAAATTCATATGGTGCATATCCGCAACTTCCAATAACATACTCTTCTTTAGTATCAGAATTTCCGCAATCATCGTAACGAATAAACTTAGTTTTGGTTCCATTACATCCATTTTCTTGCCAAGAACCGTAAGATCCGCAATTACAGCAATTTATACAACTTACAGAATATTGACGATCTATGCTACCAGAGCAACTATCACGATAAGCATTGTACTGAGTATGACCTACGCAGTCTCCTGTTCCATAGTAAGACCAGTCAGTACAAGACTCTCCACCTCCATTAACCCATCTTGTGTCGTTATAAGAAGAAGAGCATGGATTGGTGTCACGTTGTTGCTTCTGAGACATACACCCGTCACAACGGGTGCTTCCGGTATCCGACCAAGAAGGTGTTGTGCTATCAGGCAAGCAATCAGCATTCTTATTAGCTACTGCCTGACCTTGAGCATTTACAGCATCTTGAGCCTTCTTATTAGCATCAGCTTGACTGATATTGGACGTAAATGGACCACCCACCTGATCTTGGGTTACGGTAACAGACGAACCATGCTGACAGCTTCCGCAATTGTTTCTGGTGAAGACCTTACTTGCTTTACCGGTCCAAGTACAAGTGCCCTGTGCGTCAGCAAGAGCCTGACCTTGGGCCTCAACGGCAGCCTGAGCCTTACTATTTGCATCTTCTTGACTTACGGTAGACGTAAAAGGACCGCCGGTTACATCATCTTGGTCTATAGTAACCTCAGATCCGACACCTCCATCAGCACACTGTTTTGTAAATTGCTTGCTATACGTTCCGGTCCAGGTACATACCTTATCTCCACCTTCTACCCAGCGTTCATCTGCTCCACCATAACATTCGTTGGTATTGACTTGCTTCTTATAAGATTTACCTCCTTCACATTTGGTTTCAAGCGGTTCAGAATCTACCCATACAGGATCGGTGTTGTCCATTTCGCATGTCCCGTTCTTGTTAACATAAGCCTGACCTTGGGCCTCAACGGCAGCCTGAGCCAACCTATTTGCCTCTTCCTGACTTTCATTGGAATAGAACGGTCCGCCTACCATATCTTGTGTTACACTCATCGGAACACCATGATGACATGATCCGCAATTGTCTTTTGTAAACTGCTTGCTATATACGCCTACAAACCTACATTTACCTTTTTGGTTAGCAATAGCCTGTCCTTGAGCTTTAACAGCTTCCTTAGCCTTATTATCAGCATCCTCTTGACTTACGAAAGAAGTAAAAGGATTGCCTTCAACATCAGCTTCACTTACCTCTACTTCCGTTCCTGAATCTGGTATCTCACAGTCGTTCTTCTGGAACGTTTCTGTGTAATGACCGGTCCAGCTACAGACCTTATTCCCACCATCTACCCAACGTTCTTGATTGTGAGTTTCAGAACATTCGTTAGTATCACGTTGCTTTTTCTGAGACTTACCTTCATTACATCTAAGTTCTTCAGGAACAACGCCTTCCCATACAGGATCGGTGCTAAGTGGCGTACAGTTGCCGTTTTTATTAACATAGGCCTGGCCTCCTTCTTCTACGATCCTACGAGCTTCTGCGTCTGCCGCATCCTGGCTTTCTGTAGACGTAACAGGACTACCATTAACCATTTCGGCCGTAACCTCCATTTCTACACCCTTATGGCAAGCTTCACATTCAGGAACGAATCTCTTGCTGTAATGACCGGTATAGACCGTCATATTCTCACAATTACCCTTACTGTTAGCAATAGCCTGTCCTTGTTCTTTGACAGCAGCTTTAGCCTTGTTATTAGCATCATCTTGACTCACGGTGGATGTAGATGGGGCGCCCACTACATCTTGTTCGGTTACGGTAATCTTAGACCCTACCTGACCTTCATTACAATCGTTTTTGGTAAATTCTTCACTGTATTTACCAGTCCACGTACAATAACCGTCTTGGTTGGCTATGGCCTGGCCCTGTTGCTCGACGGCAGCCTGAGCGAGCGCGTTAGCCGCCTCCTGGCTTTCGTATGAAGTAAAAGGACCACCAGTTACATCGTCTTGGTCTACTGTTACCTGCGAACCTACGCCTTCTCCTTCACAATTGTCTTTTGTGAATACCTTGCTATATACACCAACAAATTGGTTTTTATCTATGCAAGTACCTTTCTTATTTGCAAGATCTTGTTTCTGTTCTTCCATAGCAGCTTCAGCCAAAGCATTAGCTGCCTCCTGGCTTTCCCTTGACACAAAAGCATCTGGGTATCCGGCAAGATCCTTTTCAGTCAAATCAACGAAGCTTCCGGTCTGAGATTCGGCATCGCAATCATTTTTCTGAACACGAGCCGAAGCCTTTCCTATAAAATAATTAGGATCCTCAATGCATTCACCATTAAGGTTGGCTTGTTCTTGACCGTTTTTCTCTATATCATCAAGAGCCTTCTTATCAGCATCTTCTTGACTTACGTCTGATGTGTATTTACCGGCTTCTACCGTGTAAGTATAAGGTGCTCCGATAAATCCATCTTCACAGTCATTTTTATAAAATACTTTTGACTTCTCTACGTTATACCATAAATTTGTTTCACATGTACCATGCTCATTAGCATACCCTGGACCTTCAGCTTCCAAGGCTTCCAAAGCCTTCTGATTAGCATCTTCCTTAGAAACAGAAGAAGAGAAACGGCCGGCTTCTACAACGTACTCTACCATAGATCCAACTTCAGTTACCTCACAATCTGTCTTTTGGAACATTTTGGATTTCCTGTCGTTGTACCATTTTATGGTATTGCAAGTGCCATGAGAATTAGCATAGTCTTGACCTTTGGCATTCAACTCGGCTTCAGCCTTACGGTCAGCATCCTCTTGGCTTATGAAAGAAGAGAACTGCCCGGCTTCGAACGTCATCGTAACCAAACTTCCTTCTTCGGTATCAGGATCGCAGTCGTTCTTTCTAAACGACTTTGATTTCTTGACATTGTACCATAATATGGTTATACAACGACCATGCTCATTAACCCAGTTCTGACCATTTTGCTCAATGTCTCTCATAGCCTTGTCATCAGCATCAGACTGAGATATGATAGACGTGTATTTTCCGGCCTCAACAACGTACTCAAGCTCTTCCCCTTTCTCTGTCTCAGGATTACATCCTTCTTTTGTGAAAAGAGCCGACTGCCTTTTATTTCTATAAACTACCTGTTCTTTTTTTTTATGAACTACCGTACATTCTTCAGATACGCTACCATCCCTGGAAGACACCCTTATCTTGACACTTCTGTTGGCACCAGTATCATTTTCATCAAAGTAAATATTAACCTTACTGTTAAGACTGCCTTCTTTCTTATCTATGTTCGCCCAACAATTACCTACTTCCATTCGCTAATCCTCCATCTTAAATTTTCGGGAGTTGTACTTACGTTGATTACCTCCGGTGATCCATCTGAATCAAGATCAACAACATCCTTGTCCAGGTAGATTTCCTCCTTATCCACATACTCGCATTCAACTATTTCAATAACATAATCTTTTATATTACTTTCTATACTTAACTGCGTGCTTGTTTCATCACCCTCAATTTGTTCAAATTCCTTATCCAATTTAATGTAAGGAACGACCTTTCCAGGCTGATAAATAGGAATCAGTACACCATTTATAGTTATGTTCTCATTAACTTCATTCCCATCCTCATTGCCAGGCATGGAAACAATCATCGAAACCTGGAACGTGTCTTCAAGACCCGGATCACCAGGGAAACCATAATCAAGCCTAATATCATTGACGTCAATATTAAGACCGGAAGCGGTGGTAAATGCTTTTATGACACCCTTTATATCTTTCTCACCCGTAATAAGGGCATTGATAGAAGCGGAGTTGGTAGTAATAAGGACCTGCTTATCTCCACCAGATATAGGGAACTCCAGCCTGCTAACCGAGACTTCTGTGATCTTAATACCTTTTTGCCTGAAAGTAATAGCTTTCATACTTTCAGTATCGGATTTCTTCACAATTCGGATAGTGATCCTGTCTTCCCTTCCTTTCCAAGATGGAGCATCGAAATTCATTTTATCACGACCGACACCTTCCTTCTTGTCCGAGGTAAGCCAAGAACCATCATCCATCTTATATATTTTCTCTCTCGACATAATCATCCTCCTTAATTTAAAGTGTCAACTCCCATTCAACTCCATCATCGACAACCACCTGTACCGTAGCCGTACCGCCTGTGGCTTCAAATGTTATGTCAGTAGGAATAACATCAAATATCTCTTGTACGCCAACACATCCTAAGCCGCAGATAATATCCTTAAACCATTCCTCTTTAGCGTATTTTTTAAGAACTTCTTTAAAGAACTCACGAAGCCAATCTGAATCAATAGATTCCTTAAGTATGGTTTCTATTATTTCCTTAAGCCAAGATTCATGCATTTCCTCTTTCAGAATCTCTTTAATAAGCTCGATAATGGTTTCTTTATCTAACTTATCAGAAGGCACAGAGCCATTAACGAGATTACCCCCACATATAAATCCTTTGCATTTTTCTGCCATTTCTTATCCTCCTAAATTAACAATGGAACCCATAAGAACTATTTGCTTCTTCTCGGTACATAACCCTCACTTCAGCAAGTTCATCTTGTTGACACATATCCCGGCAGAACCTAACAGTACGACCCTGGACTTTATACATATCAGAAGGTACAACACCCCCGCAATAAGACACAAGCAAAATCTCTGCCGGATCTTTCTTTAGAACCACATGAGAAGTACCGTCAAACACTTCTGTATTGACAGATCCACTTACGTTAATAGCCCTTGAAACGTATTTAGCTAAATTAGCTAAAGCTCCGTCTAAAGGCATACCATGATACAAACCAGCTTCTTCTATAGTTTCTCCATCATAGAATATGTTAGAAGAAGGAATATTGCAATGATGCGGGCGTTCGCACCCACCATGACTGCCAAAACAACCGTTACCTGTTATTGCCATTGTTACTCAAAATATTTATTTTTTGTTTTAAAAATTCTATTTCCCTATCCTGGTATTCCATACGGCATATCATTGCATTGATTAAAGCCGTAAGATCAGATTTCTGAGCCAGACTGAAGTAGCCAGCGTTGATGCCGTCAGCGCAGTACACGCAGTTCGTGCATGTATATCCGTCCGGGCATGGCACCGGCGTCTCGTCCACATGTGGAACATATACGTGTTTACCACTTAAGTCCTTACCAATTTGTGCACTCTTTTCCATTTTGAAGTTGTTTTTCAAGTTTTTCAACCCTTTGTTTTAAAAGCGTATTTTCTTCAACCATCCTATCCAAAAACTTATCTATGTTTTCAAAAACCAGCTCTATATTATGCATAACCTCATTATAAGGCATGCCTGGAGTTAATTTGGATATGAATGTCTTGCATCCTGTATAATGAATGCAATGATCGCTTAAATGACCATACGGGCAATCGCATTCTTTTGGAAGAATTTCGCAATTGTCCGTACAGTCATTACACGGATCAGACCCGATACAGATATTAGATCTCAGAATATCAGGTCTGTCATCTTTACAAGTGTTACAATTCATGACTTTCTTTTTTTTGGTGCAAGATAGTGTTTTTTATTCACACCATCACAATAAGAAGTCAATCAATGTATTCCAAGCGGTTAGTGCTGCCTTTAAAAACGTATCCGCATCTGTTTTCTATCTCTACATCGGTAATAGGGAGAATAGCATCTTTGCCATAAGTAAGTTCACATTTTGAAATAAAATTTACTATACCTTGATAATTACCATGAAATTCCCTTGCGAGTTTCCTGCCAGTAGGAATCCCTTCTTTATTGGTTTCAGGAATACCTATCAAGCACTTTATCCAGTTTGGTTCATTCTTGTTATTGCTTCGTATTTCATAGTTCACGATATCAAATACAATACCTTCAAGGTTTTTGACATCGATGCTGTCCGCATCCATTTTCTTATCAATACGAATCGTGCTTGTTAAATCTCGTAATTTCATGATATTTTCTATTTTTGACATTAATGAATAACTGTCACAGTGTTTTAAAAGACCGAAGTAAGAAGACCAGCTTTCATTTGTAATACACTTCTTCGCGTCTTTGGCTACCCTCTTCCTTATTGTCACATAACCTTTATTGTGTTCAGATACGCCTTTGTTATTACGGTGGAAAACATACCCGCAAAAATCAAGAGGTCTATCCATGTCTGTTATAATACAAGTATGCCTTTTAGATCTTATCTTAAGCTCATACCACCAATAATTCTTAATCCTCCATTTGGCAGTATTAGCATCCTCCTTAGTATAGAAAGCAAGGAAATTATCGTCGGCATATCTCAATGAAAAAGGAGCTATTCTCTTTGCAAGATCATCAAAATCTTTCATAAGGAGATGATGAATGAAAGGGCTTGTAGGGGTTCCTATAGGTAGCTCTCCAGATACGAAACTTACGTCTATTACAAAATCTATAAACTTTTTGTTTGAAATAAAGTTCTTAAGTACTTTTCTAAACACTTTGTCTTTTACATGGTTATAACATTTACGTTGATCTATAACCAAACAATACTTCAAATCAAGTCTATCATAATAAACGTGCTTCATCTTTTTAATAAGAGACCTTGATTTAGACGATGCTGTTATGCCAAATCCAGGCTTACAATTAAGACCATTCATATTATCCTTCTCATAATACAAAGGACCTAACTTTACTAAAACAAGATGCTGATAGATTCTGGTGGTAAGATCCGGGCTGTTTATTTCACGAACCTTACCATTCTTGTTTTCTTTTACAAGTTTGCGATATTTGATTTTGCTAACATAAGTACCATCTAAATACCATTCATATCATACAATTTTAACGAATTACCATCAAAATCAGAATTAAAATTAACAACATCATTCTTTTTAGAATGGTTTTTAAATGCTGCTTCGCATGCTTCTCTAATATCATCCAAACTTACATCTATATAGTTTGAAACTGATTTCAGTTGTGGGCTAATGACGGGCTTACGACCGTCGCGCATCTCTATCATATTTTTATCATATAACCTCATACGCTTGTCTTTTATTGATTCTCCACTCCTGGGAAAGATTAAAAAGAATATACCCAATTTTTTAGCCCACACAGGGCAAGGCCGCAATTGTTGCGATTCGTATTAGAAGCGGCGTTATTCGCATTCAGATTACGAGGCGAGCAATTGCCATTGTTCGCATTACCGCCGAAACGAGCAGCCAATTCTTTTTAACCTATTTCTCAACCGTTATTTGCTATTTCAGAGGTCAGATCCCAATGTAAGACTTGTTAGCAGACTAACGGATTTCATTGAATAGATTTTTATTGTTTATAATGTTAACTACCTCTGTTGTCTAATGACATTGCAAATATATGTATAATATTTTATAGCTACAAAACAATTTGTATTAAATATTTTAAATTTTTTGTTTTGTAGCTATAAAATATTATATTAACAAGATACGGCTGCGCCGTGATATAGTATATAAGGCTGCGCCTTAGCGCTGCGCTTATGATGGCTGCGCCATCAATGGGTTGCACCCATCAAACCTGCGGTTGACTGACGTCTAATAACAACTGGGCAAGGCCGCAATGGTAGGGATTCTTAACAGAAGCGGTGTTATGCGCATACAGATTACGAGGCGAGCAATAGCCATCGCGCGCAGTACCGCCGAAAAGAGCAGCCACTCTGGACTTTATACCAACAGATGAAGCCCAGTAGCAGTTGTCCCATGTATAAAAACATTCTCCTGAATTATAATTTCCTCCCTTTTTACCCCTCCATCCGGCATAAGGGATACGGTGTAAAACATAACTATTTCCTAAATTTTGGGTAGTTGCTATCTTCTTATATTTGGATTCAAAATCAAAAACCTCACCATTATTTATAGTAGACCTTTTCTCATATGTCCATTTCTTTTGATCTGGCTCTATATAAATATCAATAGTATTACCTATTCGAGTGACATTAGGATCATTTAAACAAGTTCCTACCTGTTCGTATCCTCCTCCGCAATACCTAAAGACGTCTCCAGACAAATTCATACCATCGTACAAAGACATCCTTAAAATAACTTCCAAATCAAATTCTGCTGGTTCGTCATTTTCGTTTAAGGCCGATATGGTACCAGTCATTTCCTTAAACACAATAACATTCATATGACCTTCAGCCATACTCTTGGCTCCCTGGACGTTCTTATACCAGTATTTTCCTCCATAAAAATCAAACTCTGATCCTTCTTCTACGCCTGTTTCAAATGCAAAAGAAGCCGCCATCTGACTTTCCATGCACTGTTCTTTAGGATGCTCTGAATTTATGAGGTAAGAGAAATGATTTTTTTCAGTAGGTTCATAATGGATAATAGGAGAATTTGTAGCCCATGAGTCATACAACCAGATCTCTTCTCCTTTTTTACGATATTTTACCCCTCCATATTTCCTATAATTAACATCATTACCTATTCCATTGTTGCTCGATATCCCACCCCCAAAAGTATCTGGATTAACCAAGTATTTAGTACCGTACAGCATTTCAAGGTATATGATATAGGCATTCAAGGTCAAAAAACCACCTTCAGAAAAAGGATAAGAAGATTCAGGATCTACGTTATTAGCCCTCGAATACTTAGCTATATTGATTTGATTTACCTCATTGCATCTCGGATAAGTTCTTCCATTTAGAAACATTGTGCAGGCGTTACCAACTCCGGCTCCGGATTTACAATTTGTTTCTCCTTCATACAAGAAAAAGAAAGATCTTGCCTTGGAGTCTACTGTACATACCGGTCCAGGAGATAAGGCTGTGGGAGGCAGCACAGGGCACGTCTGGCGCAGGTCAAGTCCGTCCAGCATAGGGACCGTGTCTGCGTCGTACACCCCAGACCATATTTTTCCACTTTTTCCAACTACTTTATCAGCTACATACAGGCTCTTGCTACATCCTAAGAATATGCTATAATTCTTTGAAGTAGTCTCCCAAGGTCTTAAAATCCTTACCTCTGATCCTGATACATTATAAAGTTTTTGACCAATACCATACTCTTCGTAAAAAGCCTTGGCGTCAAATGCTCCGGCATCACAATACTTATTTTTATGACCGTTATCCAAATACAGTTCCACATCGCATTCGGCTCTCATTTCCTCGGTTATACCCACCGTAGGAGCAAAATCTCCGTTTTCAAATCTAAGGAGATTATTCTTACGAAGCTTCCCGACCGGACGCACTTTGTCTCCGGTATTTTGAGTCATGTCTATAAGGTAAAAATCCCAAGAAGGGAGAAGGCTTTTGTCGCCAACTGATTCCGTGGCTTCTGGAGGAAGTTGGTCCTCAGCCCAAGCGGATGCCGATCCTGAAGCACCTTCTTTAAGAACATTGAAAGTATTACCATCAGACAAAACAAAAGGCTCAGATTCCTCCCCTTTCTTCGATAAAAACTTTTCCCTTTTACCAACTTGATTAACGACGATGTTCTTCTTAGCCTTATTCCCTTCATCGGAAATAGTGTAATTCAAAGTCGTATCAAGACCTTCATTTATTTCAGAAAACACCGACACCAGTTTATCGTTCTCACCTTCTGTCGGATTAAATTTTACGTTGCTCATTTTCAAAAATCAAATTTGCATTCATCAATAACAGGCTCGCATTTGGTATTTTCATTAACCCATTTCAAGCCCTCTTCTTCCAGTATCTTCTTAGCCTTTTCATTGGCATCATCAACGCTAATGAAAGACGTTACGGTACCAGCGTATATCCTCCTGTATTTCTCAGGGGCCTTCCATCCTTCCTTACAACGTTTACTAAACCAACCATGTTGATCTTCGTTGTAATAAACGGTTTTACATACTCCAGATTCGTTAGCGGCAGCCTGCCCTTCTTGCTCAAGAATCTTCGCAGCTTCGTAGTTGGCTATTTCGGTACTGAACTTAGACCATACACGCCCGGCCTCTACCACGTAATGTGTGGGTTGTTCTTGTTTTTGACCATCAGGACAATCATTTTTAAAGAAATATCCTTCCTGTCTTGTGTTATAATATACCTCGCAACAGCCACCTACTTTATTAGCATACAACGGACCTTCTTTCTCCGCAAACTCTTCCGCTTTCCTATCTGCATCATCTTGGCTTATATCCGAACAAAATTCAGCTTCATGAACGATAAACGTTTCTTCAGAACCAAGATCTTCCGGACAGTCCGATTTCTTGAAAGCTTTTCTGTATTCTTTGTTGTAATACATCTTTTTCATGACAAGATCTTATTAAGTTCTTCTTTGAATTTCTGAATCTCGTCCGGGCACAACCCGCATTCCCCTTCACATACGATTCTTTTCATACGATCTATTTTAAGAACCGTATCTATATCAGGTTTTATACCTACCTTATACTTATGATATTGTAAATACTGATCAGCCTTACATGCTATAAAACGATCAGCACACTCACATAAGTAAGATGAAGGGAAAAGAATTTGCTGTGTACTTCCGGTAGCTGACATATTATTTCACGGTAAAATACCTGGCGTATTCTTTATTTATGTATTCAGAATAAGTAGCAAGATCATCAGGATCCGGGCACTCATTCTTCAAATTAACAATCCATCCTCTTACCAGCTTTTGAATATCAGCATACCTTTTACTTACACCTCCTACAAACCTGAACTTGCGATGAAGGTCTATGATTTTCTTGTCCAATACAGCAAGTTCATCATATTTCTGAATACAAGCCGCATTAGAATCAGCTTTAGGTGTCGTATTCGACTGAGGCTTTATAGCCCGACTTTTATTAACAGAAGCAATGTTGCTTCTTCCACATCCGCATCCCATAATTCACTTATATTTAATTGATTATATTTTACAACCACAATTTTCACAATTATTGAGAACGTAAATCAATTTAGATGCTTTTTCATATAATTGTTTTACGTTTTCAAAATTCCCTAATCTCATATTGGCTTCAGCCGCAGCCAGCAGAAACTCTATTTCTTTTATTTTGTCAATAACGTCATCATCCTCATGATCACATAACACAGTTGACCTGGCCCATATCTTATCTATGTTAAGACGGATCAGATCTGTTTTTAAATACTTTCTGTTAAATGAATAAGAGGAAGGACTGCCTTTTATGGTAATATCGTATATACCATCTTTTAGGTTTTCAAAATCATTTCCACGACCAGGATTTATGCCAAGGGTCTTACTATTGAATACATTCAACTGATTCTTACCAAGATAATAAACATACTTATTCTCATCTTCAGGTGGCACAATCTCTATAATAGCCGGTCTGTCTGCCAGTATCCCCCATTCCGACTGATCGGCTATGCGAAGCGTTTTAGGGTTGTTGGTGCTTATAACCTCAAAATCAAGATGGATGTTGTTCATACTCTCCTCCCATCCCATTCTGGTAAGGGAATCATCGTATCTGGCTGTTATATCGGCTCCCTCTACCTCAGTGCTATTAACACGTACCTCAGTACCATTTATCTTGACTCCTACTATTTGGGCCACCAACGACTTAGCCATGCCAAACATAGGAACAATAATTTCTCCACCGTAATCAGTTCCTTCATTTGGATACTGTACTACTTCCGTCTTGTACAGACCGTCATTTCTTCTGGCTACTATTCTAATAACCATCTGATTTTCTACATCATAATTGGTCATTACTATCCTGACATAGAAAATGTTATTTCTTATCTGTGGTAAAATATCGATATAGTTCATACCTTATCTTTTTCTACAAAGATAAGTAAATGAGGTGATAAAAGTTTAAACTATTGGACATTAAATAAAAGGTGAGGTGATTATCACCATATCCGATAATAGACCACAGCGCCTAAGTAGGGGGAGAAGCCCTCGCGCCCAACCCCATACCCCGCCGCCAGCCCTATGCCCCAGCGCCGGCTCTTTTCGTATATTATTTCTTTTTTGTGGTAGATGATCATAGTGTCCAAATTAGGTCTGTATCCGCTTATAACAGCCCGATAATCATCTGTGTTGTATGTTTTTCTTTGTATAGGAATATTGATATAAACAGTGTCTTTTATCGTATCTTTTTCAACTATAGCATCCATAGGGAAAGGTATTTCTACCTCCCCTACGTCAACTATATACTGAGGAACAGGAATAGATTGGATAATGGTATCTATTACCGTATCTATTTCTATATTGTGTATTATTTCTTTCTTCTTACATGTTTTACCAAACAAGAAAGATATAAAACACAGTAGAAGAACTCCTAACACATGCCCTACCCTCATTTTTTGCAAACACATTTCTTACCCTCCTTTTTATTATCTAAAAGATCTTGTATTTCACCATTTTTTATACCTTCTTTTAACTCCTCTCCGAATGGAACTTTTTGCCACCAACTTACTTTACTAAAGAAGTACTTAACGCCTTTTACTATCATCAAATCAGGTGCAAGGTCGCCGAGGCGCTTGAATGCCATTCCACCGTATAATATTAAGGCAAATATTGTAATCCACTGAAGAAGCATGTCTATAAACTCTGGGGATTTATGCCCTCCCATAGACATAATAAGGTCCATTCCGGATATGGTAAACAACCCGAAAGAACAGGCCGCGAACTCAAGAAGAATTTTCAAAACTCCCATTTCGCTTATGCATGTCAATATCTTAAAAGGTCTCTTTCTCTTTCTTCGGATATAGCAGTGCTTGATACTTTTTATAGTAGCTAACAAAAGATTTATAGCTAATATAAACAATATAGAATATATAAGGTGGTGAATCTCCTGGAAATTCATCCACAATGCTGATAATCCGGAAATGAGAAAAGCCCAGAAACTTTCTAAATTCATCCTTCCTACAAATCTGTAAGCCATATTAGAACATAGTTACTTTCTTGCTACTTCCAAGAGAGTCATATACGTCAATATGGACCCAATTGGTACCTGATTCTAATCTAATAGGACAAGGAAGTAAATCCTGCGACTGAATTATTTTATTCCTTGCCTCCTCCGCCGTCATACCTTTAGCATCGAAATCGATGGCTGCCCCAAGCATATGAGGACTGACATACAAAGACCCTGATACGGTCTTGGATTTTACTATATCCGAAATATTGTTCCTAAACCCACGCTCATCAAACCTTCCACCCGACTTCCAGGTATTAACCGTCATCGGCGTTTTCAATATGTCTTTCCTTAAAACCAGTATCGTGTGAAGCAATTCAGTTCTTAAATACCTCCAGCAAAGATCTTTGTCTCTACCGTATTCTTTAGGACCAACTAATTCAACAATACTAAAATACTGACTCAATTCTTTTATAATATCACTTCTTTCCATAACTTAACCTTTTTCACAAAGATAATCAGAGCCTTACCAAATATTAAAATAAGCGGAGTTTGGATTAAAGAAAAACCCCTGCATAAATAAATATACAGGGGCCATCCATAACATTAACAACAAATTACGACCTAAACAACCCTTACGTATCCGGCTGATACAAGATCAGAAAGATTCTCGTAAGCCAAAGGGATGCCTGAATCTCTTATGCAAAGATACTTAATTTCTTTGTCTATGTAATACTTTCCGTTCTCTAAAATAGAATTATATACCCAAGGAATAGGATCGTCTACGGTACCTGAATGCTTTTCTTGAACAACCATATACAGACTTTCGGCTCCACCTCCCTGACCAGGAACCCAATCAGCTTGTAGATTGTGATTTTGCCTTACTTCAAACAAAGTCCAATCCAAATCTGAAGGCTGGTTTTTACTACGAAAACGCTGCCCCTTTACAACAGCAGTTCCCATAGGAAGACCTTTGTCGCCATAAACTCCATCCTTATCCCAAATAGGATACAATCCTTTTATCTTAAGAGCAAGACTCTGGTCAGTATTCTCCAACATAGCCGGCGTATTGATCATCGCCCTCATGTACATGGCTGTAGCCTTCTCCGGATCGTTAGCTTCAAGGATCTTATTTTTTTCTATGATCTGATCCTTTGTCCTTGCCAACTTCTCAGGATATCCTTCATCCACTTTCATAGATTCAACTTCACTCCTGTCAATTTTAGAAGCTATTTCCTTTTCTATGGCAGCAGTACGATCATCGCATTCAGATTCATATACATGCATTTCATTCATTGCCGTATTAGCAATATCAAGCTCGTATTCTGAATCTGCTACAGATACGGTGTATATCCCGCTCCCTTTTGCTACATCAATATCGTTTTTAACCTTCTGCCTCATGCTGCTGTTATACCATATCTGTTTACCATCCAAGCTATAAGAGCGGACAGCATCAGAATAAGCATATTCCCTGGCCTCAGAAACTTTCTTATCCTTAGCCTTGGCAAGCAACTCCTCTTCAGTTGGTCCAGGAGGCTCCGGGTCAAGCTGCATGGCAATAACTTCTTTCACACTCGCATCAGGATTGTCTTGATGGAATTTTTCTTGATCGGAGTCAAGTTGAACCCATTTACCATCTAAGAAATCTTGGCAAGAATACCCTACTTCGTAAGAAGAGGAATCCAACTCGTATCCTTCCCAGTAAAAACCTTTTACGTTTTTATTTACATAAACCATACTCTATCCTTTCTGTTAAGCTTGTTCACCTACTCTGATAACTAACTTATCATTAATATACCAGATACTTAATTCTATAAAACTATTTTTAGGTACTACTACGCTATCGCCTGACATGCTCTGGAACAGGCCAGAGGTAGGAAGCGGCTGCGTGATGTCTGTGCCGGTAGTGTTGTTGACCCGCACCTGCCATTCCCTCCCAACATCCTCAGCAGATACGGCCATAGACAGGTTCGTAGCGGAAGCTACGTTGGCTATGATATTATGAGCATCTATTGGCAAACTTGCTAATGTTGTGACAACATTAGGAGTCTTAGCCATAAACTTCAAATAAGATAACATGTCATTAGACAACGTAGCCGTATTAGCTATAGCTCTATATGTCTTATCTTGGGAAACAACATAAGTTACCATCTCAATGTCTATATAAGATCCAGATACGTCTTCCTTTGAGTTGGTGTTATTAAATAAAACAGCTATTATTTTTAATTCAGAATTATCATTGTCTAAAAAATAATCCAAAGAAAAATAATAAAAACTAAGCTTACCTAATGTAATATTGTTATTGTAAGCATTCAGAACTTTTGCATACGAATCCTCATCAAGAGTTCCAGAAGTACTGGGAAATATGGATAAATCAAGATAAGATGAATCTACTCCTGTACTTACCATACCAAGTGATTCAAGCACCTTAGTTCCACCTTCTTCAGTAACCAAAATATATTCGTTATACACGTTTTTAGTTTCTGTAGATGCCACATCGTCTTTTACAAGATACATGACATTATCCTTCGCTTCTTCAACAGTAGGAAGTTTGCTAACAATCTGTTTCTTCCACCCTGCTGCCGAAACAGCATCATCTATGTACTGTTTTGTTACATGATCTCCCCATGTCATATTACTAAGAAGAGTCTTGCTACCGTCCTGACTTCCGGCAGGGGGAGCCGGGATGAGGCCTCCCTTCCCCGACTCCGAACCTGTTCCAGGAGCAGCCTGCACCACATTCTCAAGTCTGGAATCAACCTCCTGGCCTTCGAATTTACTGTTATAACCTATTTCTGCCATATTTATTTTTTGTTAATTTTATCCAACAACTTCTTGACCTGGTCTACGATGTCCATCACCGCACCAACCTTGTTTTTTACGTCCTCAACCTTCTGATCAATCTTAGAATCCAAAGCCTTTAAACGATCTTCGTTTTTACGATACACTAAATACAGGGCTAAACCGATGATTGCTATCGTAAGGATATTAGCCAAAACGCATCCGATTATTATCTGAAACATGATGATTATATGGTAGATAACGCTACCACACGCTTTAATTATTCAACTTTTTACAAATATAGTAATTGTCCCAACCATAACAAGATCAAAGACACTCGTCATTAACATCAGACACCCATTCTTTAGATGAAAGAACAGATTCAAACTCAGAAGAAGGGCTATCATATACCGAATACGGATATTGAGGATCGTCATCAGCCTGCGCGTCTAAAGACTTAAATAGATGGTCATAATGTTCTACGTGTAAAATAACCCAAGAGCCGTCTACGCTCGCTCTTGGGCTACCTGTTCCTAATTCACGTTTCTTTTCTTCAGATACGGAATCATATACTTCTTTTGGTATGATAATGAATTTCATATTATTTTGCTTTTAAAGTTTGTAAATAGTTATATGCTTTGATACAATCTTCCCTGGAGAGGACTGTAGGATAAATCGCTAAGTTTTTGAAAGCAATTTTAGTATATGCGTTACCTGAATATCCTATAGTTAAGAAATTTTTACTGGTAGATTCCGTTTCTTCATTATAAATAGATTCTTTCCAGTCTTTTGAATAAATCCTGCCATCAGAACAAATTGCATTAACGGTATTTTGATCGGGAATCAAAATATTTCTACCATTTTTTATATTAATGAGCATTGAATTATAATTATAATTATAAATGACTATACTATCAAATTTTACAATACCAGCATTGTCATTTTTCCCTGTATTTATAAGCTCCCAATCTCCTATTACAGTCCAATCATTACCCATTTTAAATATAGACGAGATTATCTTATCATCCACCCCATCAGTAACCAGATAGCCTTCGTATTCGGGGATTTGCTCTATAGTAATGTCACAGGATTCTTGTACCTTATTTAAGGTAAATCCATACCAATCTCCATTTGCTTTAAATGGAAAAGACGGTAATGTATAAGTTCCATCTTCTGATATTTTATATAATTGTTGCCCTTCAGAAGTTGCTTGTCTATAAGATAGGGTTTGACCATCTTTCAGTCCATAAACTTTTATCTTATAAGAAGGAACTATAAAAGAAGGTTGTTCAAGATAGGATTGATAATATAACTGTGTAGACGCAACTTTAACTGAAGTTATATTTACAGAATAACTCGTCCAAGTTAAATCCGCTCTAGCAGTAGATTGAACCCATCTACCACCAGCATAATTCTCAGCATACAACCCATACCCACTCCCTTCTGCAAACCCAAAATTCGACAGTACAAGATCATTACCATTGCCCGTAATGTTGGCAATAGTAGCACGATCTTCGTCCTCGTTGGTTTTGCCTACCGCTGTCCATGCTTGGTCGGGATAGGTTTTAACGAAGTAGTCTTTGATCTTGGTCAGTTCTTCTTCGGTGGCATCGTGGTCGAGAAATACAAGTTCCCAGATAGCAAATCTACCACACTGTTGGCCTCCAGACAATCCACATCCTACACATAATGGTTTTCCATGATTTTTGTCACCTTTTAAAATACCAACATTATTATATTGTTTTGATGTTTGCCATGTAAATGGTGATTTTGCAAAATCTATGATACCTCCAGCACCTAAATTCCAATAACCCTTATTTGAGGATTCTATTTTTTCAAATGCTACACCTTCTCCCGTGGAATAATTCCTAGTTGACAACAGTCCTCCTGTCAAAGTTGTATTCAAGAAATCTTGATCCCACTGTCTCAACGCCACAACCGTATATCCCTTTTCTTTAGTCATAATAGGAAAGTTATCACAGACACCGTAATCGTCTACTCCGTCAAAGACGAGTGCACCGGGGTAGAGGGGAAGTTGTTCGATGGTAAATGAACCTTGCTTATTAGATATAGTTGAGATATACATATAACTGCCTTTAAATTCAGGGTATGCAAGTATGTTTACATAGCCGTTAGCTGGCAATCCAATCTTTTTAGTATTGCTATCATTATAAAATATAAAGGCGAGATCTCCATCTTCATAAGTAGATGTGACCTTCAACCAGTGATTCTTATTTATATCCCAATTACTTATATGAATATAAATAAGATTGTTATTATAAGTAGAATTTCCAACACTTACACTAACTGAGGTAGTCGTCGTAGACATAGAAATATCTGGAATGCTTGGAACATTGTTTCTCCATAAATTGAAATTCATTTCATATCCCCCAACCCCTGACATCCCCTTCCAAGCGAAATTCTTCAACTGTAGATCATGACCATTACCTGTCTTATCTACCCATACAGGATTGGCAGCCATCTGCTCATTAGTAAGACCGGAAGCTGAATATCTGGCTACGATACCTTCTATATCCGGGAAGGAATCTACCTTGCATGGCAGGTCTAATATCATTTTAGCATACTCTTTAAAAGGTATGGAAGTAGGTACATCATACCCTTTGGATATAAGGGCTTGCCTTATATCCTCTTTGGTATTGATGATCCTCATTAACTTATCTGATATGGTTCCCATTACACTTCCTCCCCGTTTATGTAATCCAATACCGAACCTATATCTCCGATGTCCGATTTTATTGACTCACCTTGAGAATGTATTTCAATAAGCTTCTGATATAAGGTATTATCCCCTATACGATTATTATCTGTAGCCTGCTGCTCGATCTTAGTTATCGTATTAGGATCTTCGTACTTAGTACCATCAGGACCATACCATTCATCCGTTAAATTAGTGTATTTGTGACGGACTGGAGTCGGTATAGACTCCAATGTTATTAAATAATATTCGTTACAACTCATGACAATAAGATTTAATGGTTACAACAATTACATCTACAAACTGTCTTTACATATCCAGTAGGAATAGCGGCCAGCGTCGTCCCTACGGCTATCGCCGGGTCAGTGCTTTCCATAACTGTCAGCGCCATCTTGTCTATGTCAAGGTCATTGTCGTAAACGATTTCTCCCTCAACGTAAATGCTCCCTGCATCAGAAACGTAGCAGTTTTTCACCTGCCTTATATGGCGCTGTGTAGCAGACGCAAAATCACACTCGATACTTAACCACCCTACCGGTATCTGATCAATATTGGATCCGATATTGTAATCAGGATCGGTTGTTTTAAGAACCATATGTCTCAATTCCCTTGTATTTCCGTATCCGTCCATTGTTATGTATGTCCGGATCTGAACCTTGCCCTTTTCCGTCTTATAACAGTTTTCTACTATTTCCGTATCGGATGTAGTAGCATCAGGGAAATCACAGACAATACGTTGCCATCCTTCTTGTATTTTGCTGAATGTTGCGCCTCTTTGTATATCAGGGTCGGTAGTTTCTAAGACAATAAGATACTCGTCCCGGACTCCTATTATGCTATCTACCGACCTGTATCCACCAAGATGTATTTTACCACCAGGAGTAGTATAACATTCATCTACGGACATAATATGTCTTTCCGTAAGATCGGGGAAGTCGCATTCGGTTTTCGTCCATTCGTTAGGTATCTTATCTATTCTCGTCCACTGAGGATAGGCGGCGTCCGTTGTCTTAACAATATAATAATACTGTCCCCTTACACCAAGAACGGCATCAATAGCTTGATAGCCTTTTATATTGACCTTGCCACCATCAGTCTTATAACATTCGTCCACTTCAACAATTTCCCTGTCCGTCATGTCAGGAAAATCGCAGACCATCCTCACCCAATCTTCGGGAATGGAATCCATCACGGTTCCTACCTTAATATCAGGATCGGTTGACTGAAGAACGGTATAAACCTCTTCCCTGGCTCCAAGGATGTTGTCTATGGCTACCAAACCTTCTACTTGCACTTTTCCTTTTTTAGTAGTGTAACATTCAAGAACGTAAGTTACGTCTCGTTCTGTCATATCAGGAAAGTCACAAACCATTCTAACCCAATTTTCCGGAATTAGCTTAAAAACATGGCCGGAAGGGAAATTATCGTCAGTTGACTGAATAACGGTATAAATAGACTCCCTGATATTTATCTTATCATCTATGGCTTCTAATCCTTCTATTTCAACCTTACCATCAGGAGTTTTATAACATCTGTTGACAAACGTAATGTCACGTTCTGTCATATCAGGAAGATCGCAGTCGATCATAACCCATTCGTCCGGTATTTTAGTAAGAACCTTACCTACCGGATTATCCATGTCGGTACTGTCGGTAATTCTATGGGTTTCTTTAAGAACATCCATCTGATCGTTAAGAAGATACCAACTCCATACTTCAACCTTTCCACCAGGTGTACGGTAACAGGTTTTGAAATCTTTGATAACTTTCTCAGCTATGTTAATCCACTCCCATTCGGTTGTGGCCGGAATACCAGAAACAGGATGCTTCTTACCTTCTTCGTCAAGATACCAATAACAGCCATTTAAGGACACAACCACTTGGTGGATTTTGTCCCCTATTTTTATACCGGATTTGCTGTCATCTACCGGTTGGGAGGAACCCCATTTTCCAACTATGTTGGTTATTTTGTCAATGCCCCTACCTAAGGCACCGACTAAAGAATCCACGCCGTTCATATGAAATCGATCTATTTCAAATTATTTTATTACAAAAAAGGGGGTGGAGGACCAGCCTCCTCCCCCTTGGGATATATAGAAAAAAGGAAAATCAAATCTTGCAGGGCTTGATATTTGCCGAAGCAGCTAACAAATCCATAAGGTCTTGAATACCTTCGTGAGCACCGTACGGTACATGGAAGTGTACTGTAATATGATCATCAATTACCCTACCGAAGCCGTTAGAATAACGCGCCGGCTTCAACGTTACTGAATAATCAGCATACGGAGCCAACAGGTCTAAGCGGGTTTCTTCGTTGGTAAACATCCGTTCCATAAGTTCTTGGTGAGTCTTACGGAAGTCGAAGAACATACGTTGTTCGCGTTCTTTATCCAGCAATTCAGCGCCAAGGTGAGTACGCGGAGCCCAGTGCTGTTTGTATTCGGTATGGATCGGGTTGAAGTACGTGCTTATAGCTTCGCGCTGTTCATCCGGATAACCGCCATTTACAGCAATACGAACAGATCCTTCTTGGAATGTCAGACGGTCAATCAAACAGTCAGACGGAGAAATCATGTAGTCAATACCACGGAACAAGATACCGCATTTGCAGTTCTTAGGAAGCGGATCGGCGATAATGGACTGATCTCCTGCTACGGCACCCAAACGTTTCCAATTACGTCCACGATAAGATTCGGGCGCTTTCGATACAAAGAAGTCTTTGAAAATTTTATCGCATTCGTCGCAAACCATGTTAGTAACGACCGTTGTTTTGAATTTGTGTTGACATCCACCAGGTGTACCGTAATCTTCGATTGTCAGATACGGGAATGCTGCCTGTAATTCTTCTTTAGCACTGTTACCACATTCATCATCCGGCAACGTGATTTCATAAGCTTCTTTCGAAATCTTACAAGAACCACATGCTTCCCAGTTAACGGTAGTAACAGTAGGATTGCTACACATATCTGCTGTTTTAGCAACGAACGTTACTGTGGCAGTCGGATTGGTTTCTACAAATGCATCGATATCAGCCTTCGTCAGTTTCTTGCTTACGGCCACAGTGTACATACCTACGCCGCCATCTTGGGCTGCTGTTTTCTCGGCAGTGCTACTAACGGCATTCTTAATGCTTTCTACTACAGTAGACTGATCAACGCCATCATCCTCTAACGTTACGGCATAAATCAAACCGCCGTCTACCTTAGTATATCCATCAGGGCACTCTTCGCAGCCTTTCATGATAGAAGACAGCTTTTGAGTATAATCAGAAGGCTTACCACCTTCTTTCATCACCTGATATTTAGATGTAGAAAGATGACGTCCTACTCTCTTAATATCCAAACCAGGATAAGCAGCCTTAAGCTGAGCCAGGGCATAAGCATCACCGGTATCACACATTTCCATGCAATAGAAATTCATGTCGGTTTCCACCGGAGCTTTTTTCAACTCATCACAAGAATGGATAGGATGGATTTCTACAAAATCACCTACCTTTCCACCACCTGCAATCGGCTGATTCTTGATACGTTCGATTGTTTTCAAGATAGCAGCCAAAATATCAACATCTTCACAAGGATCACATTCTGAACACATATCCTCACGACCTGGACAGTTTTCGAAAATGATGTAATCATCGATATTCACCTCGCCCATAGGATAACCCCGAAGCTCGAACAAACGTCCTGTCAGCTTAATATGGATAGGAATACGATCGCCTTTTCTTGCTGTAATAGCGGTATTGTCGTCAATTCCGTTATAACCGAAAATAACCTCATCTACTTTAATTTCTTTGCTCTTCGGAGCAGAAGCATACACTTCTATGATTTCGTCAATAGCAAACGTAGGTGTAGAGAATGATTTATCATCAGATACACGGTCGTTCACCATCTCATTACGTCCGATTCTGATCTGGAAACGTTGTTCGTCCTTACGATATCCTTTCAAATCTTTCAGCGCTTTCAAACCATCTTTAGTCTGCTCACCATCCAAATCATAGATAGCGATCTGACCTTCTTGAAGCAACAAAGAATCTACGTCCGCCAACTTAGCGTGCGGAGGACAGATAATGTGTCTGTCATACGGTTTATGGATAGCCATAGCCTTATAATATTTTAAAAATTAGTATTCTGTTATCTGTCTCAAAAATAGCGATAGTCATATAAGCAACAAAAAGCATTAGGAATTAATTAATTCTTAATGTTTTTTGATAATGTTTAATTTAGGATGTGCCTTTATTCTGCTATAAAGGAGATTGGACGTTGTTTGAGTCTATTTGATAACGCCCGTATTCGCTTTCATTCAAAGCAAATTGTTTTTCAATCATGTTAAGGATAATACCAATTAATTTGTCATCTAATTCAGGATCTATATCGGTTGAATTAGAACCGTCAGATTTAATATATCCTTCAATGTCAACTTCCTTCGGATAGCGGTAATACGTAAGATAAACGGTGTCTACATCAAAACCAGACTTATACACTCTTACCGAATCTTCGCCTATGGTGTAGAACGTTTCCCTAAAATCAAAATCAGGTTTGTTAAAAAAGTCAGCAAGAAGCTCATGCGGATTTTCGTTCTTAGCCTCCCACATAGTAAAATCAGTAACCGTGCATTCACCTTCGGTAAATACGCCTGATATGTTTGAAAAAGAAAAGAAATCAGAAGGCAATGAAAACAAAGTGCTTTCAGGATTATCTTTATCTTCTTTTTTGTCAAGTTCTTTTGAGTACACGACCAACTTTTGGATATAACGTATATCCTCTTCGTTTTTCTTATCAAGGATATAACGAACAAGGCGGTTTTGTTCATCATTAAAAAGCTGAACAAAACGCGCCTTATCAAGTTTTATACCACCGTTGGTCATGTTTTCTTCAGCCTTCTGTAAGGCCCGGAGATAACAATCAACGATTTTCATAAATTATTCCTTTTTATCAGCGTATTGATCAACATCAAAACCTTTCTCATCTTCCTTTTTCTTCTTATCAGACTTAGCTCCTTCTATTTTTTTATGCTTGTTCTTTAAAGCATTATACGCTTCCAGAACACGTGACTTGGTTTCTAACATCGACTTATTGGAAGCAAGAGCCATAGATGCAGAGATGGCGTCGGCACCCAGAAGCTCGCCATTCAGATACAGTCCGTCGGTGTTGACGGTGACAGCCAGTCCCTCGATCATCTCCCTGATCATTCTATGGAATTTGATCACCTGCATTCCCTCAGAAGATTCGTCGTCAGATAAGAATCTTGAGCTTGCTTCTTTATACATATCAACGTTCGTATTCTTGGCATCAATCCAATTAGTGAATATGTATTGAACCATGCTCTGATCAAGCTCTACGCTATATATGATGTCAAGATACAAAAGCAGATCGTAGATGCTTTTCCTTTCAGCCTCGGATCCTTTCAGTTTGTTCATGAACTCGTATAAAATATCGGCCTTGTCAATCTGACGTTGTTTCCTGATATCTACGGCCGTAGTCTTATCTTCTACACAATAATAAGATTCGACATACATCGGATTACCATCTTCCTCTTTAGGAGTAAGAGACTTGGATAAAATAGCTATATACAGCTCAAATAAATCACGAACGTCATTAGTATAGAACAAACGACCATCATACAAGTCAATTCTGTAAGAATCCCAGAAATCGAAATTCTTTTGGTCCAGGTCCTCATTGATAGTTTCTTCAAACGGATACCGAATATTCTTAATACGCATATCCATTTCAGCTTTCTTGTCTTCAAGTGAGTAACCTTTATAACATGCTGAATTGATGAAGAAACCGGTATCATATACCCTAAGATCCTTATCCCATCCACAACAAGATACTGTCTTATTACCAGGGAAAGGAGTCTTGGAAATACCTCTTTCCTGATATCCGGAAGGAGCTTCTTCATCCATCTTACCTGTTATAACATAAATAGAGTCGGAATATATCTTCATTCCTCCTACGGTAGCCAGCAGTTTCTTAGACTCATGGCTTTCTTCAAAAATCTTTTTTCCCATCTTTTATATATCCTATGAAAACAAAATTTGCGGCCGGTTTTAAAGCCGACCGCAAGTTAATATTAAAAGTTATGATTACAAAGAACTTGGTAACAATTCAATTGTTACGAACCGGCTGGTATCTTTTACCCAACAAGCCGATACAGAATGGCACCAGAATTGTTCTGACATACGAGGATGGCTGGATACAATTTCTTGAGCCGATACTCTGGATGACCATCTACCTTGTTCGTAACCCCACCACATAGAACCGATATCAGGCTTAACGTAGAATACGTTGCTGTTGATATTACCAATACGAGCTTCAGCTGAAGCAGGAATGCCGGCGAATGCGTTAGAGTATTCAGGAGCGGTCAAATCTTCCATAATACATGAATATGATGTGATAGGGGTCATACCGTCTACCAACTGGCTTCTATCTACCATATCAACGTAATCCAAAGAAGGTTCGTGTTCTACAATAACCTTACCAATACCCGGAATAGTAACACCCTTGATCTTTACAGTTCCTAATTCAAGAGCATCGTTTGAACCTGTTACCGGGTTATTGATGATACGTTCTGTACCCATAAGCGGAGCCAAAGCACCTAATTGAGAGAAGAACTCATCACGGAAGATCTCAACGATATTCTTGTAAGCCATAGCACCTACCTTGAATTTCATTACACGATTTTCAATCGGCATATCGCTACGGCCACGGAAAATATAGTCAGCAGCAGCCAGGAAGTGTTCACGCTTGATA